TGGATGGCATCCAGAGTATGGTAAGAGGGCTGCTTATTATAATGCGTTAGATCCACAGAGTGCTGATGCAATGCCTCCTACTGGAGATCCTGAGACTGACGTAAAGGTTGATGCTCAGAAGACTCCATTAAAGAAAAAGAGTAGAAAAGAGATCAAAGAAGAAGCAAGATTGATTCAGTCTGATTGGAAGAATGAAATCCAAATTCCTGAAAAGAAATTAGAAGAGGAAGTTCCAACATTTAGAAAACTATTAGATGTAACTAAGGAACGTGGTGTCGTTTCTGAAAAGATGACTTCTTCTGGTATGTTTGTGACCAGTACATTAGATCCGACTGGGGATGATATAAATGTAGATATTTCCACATCAAGTCTTAGATATAATATTGGTGATGCTGTAGTAGCAGACGGTGCAATTAGATTTGGTGAAGTTGAACCAAATGGATATAGTTCTAGTTGGTGGAATCAAATGGCAGGAACTAACTTTATTAGAACCACAACTGTTCCTGGGGAAAAGCAGAATACTCACGTATCTTTTAATGTTGATGTGGGAACTGGAATTGATGCTCCCTTACCCAATCATCCTCTTGTGATTGAGTATCAGATGCAAACTTCGAGTGGATTTAATGCTGGATATGGAACTCTAGGCAATATAACTTCCAGTGGTATACACAGTTTTGAATTACCAGAATTTCATGAGTATTTTGAAATTAGTTTTAGGCTTGAGGTTCAAGGAACTTATTTGCAACAATACGAAGCAGCTTACCAACGTAGACAGTTCGTTGGTTCGACTATTTACGGAATGACAATTACTGAGGATGATACTATTAACTCCTTAGGTCCAGCAAGAATGCTTCGTGTTATTTTAGATCATCCAGGTCCTTACGATTCAGATGCATCTGATTCGATGCATGTTTTCTTACATCACACCAGAACCAATGGTCAAACGGTCTATGATAGTTTGAATGCTATGCCATCAGTTCAGGCAGGTGGACCTCAAGGACATACCGGAGCAGATAGGGAATTCCTCTATAATCTTATAAGAAGTCAGTATGCTCATCTTAAAGATAGGTATGCAAAAACATACACAATAAACAGTTTGGGTATGACTAGAAGAACTCCTATAACAGTATTTAAAGCTCTAGATGATCCAGATGCAAATGTATTCATTAGAATGGGTGGTTTGGAAAATCTTTCTCCCGAAGAGAGAAGAAAGAAACTTGCAGACATGTTGGAAGCTGGTGATGAATATATACTAAATTATCTTGGAATAGATCCAAGTACTGCTAGACCTGGTAATGACGAAGTTGCTGCTTCATATCCAAAGAGAGATCCTTTAGATAAACTCTTGAAAGATATTGATGATGCAGATAAGAAAATGCCTCCTGCAAATGATCCAAATCCTCCTAATCGTAGAGGTATGGGTGATAGATGGAAGGGAGCAGAAGGACCTAGTGACACAGAGATTGCTAGTGCAAGAGGTCCGTATGGAACTCCCGGTGCTGATAAACCTTATGTTAGAAGAGGATACAAAGATAAAGATGGTAAGTTTGTAGATTTTGATAATCCAGCAACTTGGCCAAGTATTGTGCCCAAACCTCCAAGAGCATCTAAAAAACAACAAACACAGATCGCTCACTATGAACCAGGAGGTGATGTAATTTCTGAAAAGAAAAAACTAAAGAATCCTGAAGAGTTGTTGAAGAAAATTCCTGGATATTATGATGGAAAACCATCACCTATAGTATTTCCGATTGAACCTCCTGTAAAACCTGTAAATGGTCAACATCCAGAACTTATCAATCCAGTTAAGATTGCTAATAGGTTTAATAGACTTGATCCCATCAGTGCTAAGTCAATGCCTCTTACTGGCAATCCACACATCGATAAGAAGGTAAAGGCAGCGAGAAAGAAACCAAAGTAGGGTATCCCGAACTCCTGATTTTTAAAAGCGTGCTATAAATATGTGTGATTGCCTTCGGGGATCACACAACACAAACTCGCTTTTAAAGGAGCTAATAACCATGGGGAACTTAATGAAGTTTCATACGAAGGATCTGCCTGAGCTGATGGATCGTATAAATAGGTACAGTATTGGTATGGATGATTACTTTGATCGTCTCGGGACGCTGCACGAGACACAGACTAATTACCCGCCGTACAACCTAGTACAACTAAGCAATGTAGAGTATCGCTTAGAACTAGCACTCGCAGGCTTTAAGAAAAAAGAGATCAATGTCTACACACAAGACGGAAAACTTTTTGTCGAAGGACAAAGAGAAGATACAGAATCTGGAGCAACATATGTCCATAGAGGAATGGCTCAAAGATCTTTCACTAGAACATGGACCCTCAGTGACGAGACGGAAGTTAGATCAGTTGGCTTTGAGGATGGGCTTCTAACTATTGAGTTAGGTAAAGTTGTACCAGAACATCATCAAAGGAAGGATTATCTCTAAATCCTGATTAATTTCTGCTGCGGTTGATACAGAAGTGTATCACAGTGATACAGTATAATATAGATAGTTATGTACAATTAAGAGGACGACTATGAATTTAACAGCCGCCACTCTAGTAATTGGAACCACAATGACTCTTTTTAGTAGTTGGACCTTCGGCAGTCTACTACTCTAATGGTCCACCCACAGCAGAAATCTTTTTTACCACACCATAATGGCACTATTCGCACTCTTCTCAGTCCTTACCGCATCAGCAGTCGGAGCATACCGACTAACACCCAAACCAGTAGAAGTAACCGTTGATGACGAGTTACTTCCTTATTGAATAAATAAAAACTGAATATCGTCGCCGCAGGGGTTGACTGGCAAAAACCAGTTGATACCCCTCTTTTTTTGTGCTATAATACCTGGAGAAACCTAAAAGTAATGTCTGTCAAAATGATGCTCCTGAAAACAGGAGAACTTGTTATTGCTGATGCATCTGAGGTTGTTCATGAAGAAAAAGTTCGTGGATATATGATGAAAGAACCTCAGATTGTTATTGCTGAAGAAAAATCTCTACTTATGGAAGAGGATGGATCTAATTCAAACTATGAGTTGGATATCATTCTTAAACCTTGGTTGATTCTCTCCAAAGATAAAGAGTTTGTTATTACCGCAGATCTTGTTGCAACTATTTGTGATCCTCTTGATAGTATTGCAGAAATGTATGATGCCAAGGTTAATCCTACCCCAGTTTCTGAAACGGAGGTTGTCTAATGGATATCAAGTGTATTTTAGTTGGAACAGGTGATGTTCTGATTACTGAAATTGTAGAACTTGATGCTGAGATTGGGGAACCCGATTGTAAACTTTTAAACCCACTTAAATTTGCTGGAGTTGATGACATGACTCCTTGGGTTGAGGCTTCCAATCAAAGCGAATATATGATACGATCTAGTGATATTCTTACTATCGCAGATCCAACCCCAGAAGTTATTCAATCGTATTTGAAACTTACTACTAAAGAATGAGATTTTACACGAACGTCCAAATGGTCGGGGATCACTTCTTGGTCCGTGGTTATGAAAATGGTCAACATTTCATGACTCGGGAGAAGTTTTACCCGACCCTTTTTGTTGAATCGAAAGGAAAAACCAAATACAAAACCCTTGAAGGTGATTATGTTCAATCAGTTGAACCTGGAACTGTTCGTGATTGTCGTGAGTTTATCAAGCGATACGATGGTGTAGACAATTTTAAAATCTACGGAAACGACAGGTATATCTATCAATATATTTCTGAGAAGTATCCTGAAGAAGAAATCAAGTTTGATACAAGTAAGATTAAAATCTCTACGATTGATATTGAGGTCAAATCGGAAAATGGATTCCCTGACGTTGAATCTGCTGCAGAGGAAATCCTCCTCATTACAGTGCAAGACTATACTACCAAACAGATTCGCACCTGGGGTCAAGGATCCTTCAATAACAAGCAGCAGAACGTCATCTATAAAGGTTTCTCCACTGAGTATGAACTCCTGAATGATTTTATCAACTGGTGGATGATTGAGGAGAATACACCTGAAGTTCTGACTGGTTGGAACAGTGAACTGTATGATATGCCGTACCTGGTGCGACGTATTGACAGAATCCTTGGTGAGAAGTTGATGAAGCGTATCTCACCTTGGGGTTTGGTTACAGAGAAAGAAACTATTATCATGGGTCGTAAACACATTTCTTATGATGTTGGTGGTATTACGCAACTTGATTACCTAAATCTTTACAAGAAGTTCACTTATAAGGCGCAAGAATCCTATCGACTGGATTATATTGCGAGTGTGGAACTTGGGCAGAAGAAACT